GATCACCATCCCGCACGACTGGACCCCACGCCCGCATCAACTCCCTCTACTACAGGCTCTCGACGGCGGCATCAAGCGAGCAGTCTGCGTCTGGCATCGCAGAGCGGGCAAAGATAATGTCTCCCTCAACTTTGCGATCAAGGAGGCGATCCGGATACCAGGTGTGTACTGGCATATGCTCCCCACCGCTGCTCAGGCGCGCAAGGTGATCTGGGATGGCATCGATAATCTCGGGCGCCGGATCATCAATCACGCAATCCCCCACGCAATCCGCACGCATACCAACAAATCCGAGATGCGCATTGAACTGGTCTCCGGCTCGATCTGGCAACTCGTCGGGTCCGACAACTACGATTCTCTCGTGGGCTCCAATCCACGGGGGGTGGTTTTTTCGGAATTTTCAGTGGCCGATCCGATGGCGTGGGAGTACATCCGTCCTATTCTCACCGCAAACGGGGGGTGGGCGATTTTCATTTTCACGCCCCGAGGCAAAAATCATGCGTATGACCTGCTCAAAATGGGGCGCGGCAATCCTGAGTGGTTTTGTGAGGTCCTGGATGTAGAGCGGACTGGCATTATCAGCCCGGACCAGATCGATGGTGAGCGCCGGGCCGGGATGAGTCAGGCCATGATCCAACAGGAATTTTTCTGCTCGTTCGACTCGGCTCTTGAGGGAGCGTATTTCGGGTCGCAAATGGACCAGGCGCGGATAGATGGGCGAATCTGCAAGGTACCCTATGATCCTGCGGCCCCAGCGATTACAGTATGGGATTTGGGAGTAGGAGACAGCACGGCGATCTGGATTGCTCAACTGGTGGGGCGAGAGGTGAGGATCATCGATTACTATGAGGCGTCGGGTGAGGGCCTGGCGCACTATGCAAAGATCCTCTCGGGCAAGCCCTACAATTTTACCGAGCACTGGGCGCCACACGATATCGAGGTTCGCGAGCTCGGGAGCGGCAAATCCAGGCGCGAAACCGCTCTGTCATACGGCATCAAATTCCGGGTCATTCCCCGGCTCTCCGTAGAGGATGGGATAGAGGCTGCGCGTAATCTCATCCCTCGAGCCTATTTCGATGCCGAAAAATGTGATCAGGGGATAGAGGCGCTAAAATCGTACCGGAAGACCTTCGATCCAAAAAAAGAGGTTTGGAGTGAGGCCCCATTGCACGACTGGAGCAGCCACGCGGCTGATGCTTTCCGGTACCTGGCTATTGTGATTGATCAGCGTCGAGGGTCAGCCCCGAAGCCGTCCATCATCCATCAACCCGCAGTATCATGGATGGGATAGCGCATATCGACAGATTGATGCATAATCGCACGCATACCACAAGGAGGCTGACATGGCAAAATTGACCACGAAGGGCCGGGCGGATTTGCCCAAAAAAGAGTTTGCAGGTCCAGGCCGCACTTTCCCCATTGAGGATAAATCTCACGCTCGAGCGGCTTTGAGCGGTGCTTCCCACTCTTTTGATGCCGGCCATATCACGCTCGGCGAGGAAAAGCGCATCGATGCGCAGGCCCGCCGGAAACTGGGAAAATGATCAGACCATTGCGTGATCACATCGTGGTAGAGCCTGCCGAAATCTCCCTGTCTCAGACCATCATCGCCAAAAATAAGGAGCCCTTTAACCGGGGATTGGTGCTGGCTGTGGGACCTGGATTGCGGGACAAGAAAAACCGGCTGCTGCCCATGGAGTGCAAACCTGGACAATGGGTGCGGTATGGCAACGGATCGTATCTCGACTGGCCTCTGATCGATGATGAAGGCCGCAAAGTGCAAATGATCCGGGAGGCCGACATCGTGGGTATTGAATCTGATGAGTGATGAGCGCGAGACAATCGATGATGCGGTGGATTTCATGAAGCGGAGCGCGGACTATTTTTCCGTTGAGCGATCCGAGGCCATTGATGATCTGCGCTTCCGGTTCGGGGAGCAGTGGGATGCAGCAGCAGCCATGGCCCGGAAGCTCCAGTCCAGGCCGATGCTCACCATCAACGAACTCGATACATCGATCCGGCAGGTTGTGAACCAGATCCGACAACAGCGGCCAAGGATCGGATGCCAAGGGATCAACACCCAATCCGACGAAAGGGTGGCGGAAGTGATCACGGGAATAGTGCGCCACATCGAAGAAATCTCGGATGCCAGCCACGCATACGATACAAGTGCGGATTTTGCCGTGAGCAGCGGTACGGGATACATCCGGGTGGGAACACGGTACGAGGACGAGAAATCCTTTGACCAGGAAGTGATCATCGAGTCCATTGATAACCCCTTCGGAGTCTATTTCGACCCCTCCTCCGTGCTGCCGGAAGGATCCGACGCTGAGCAGGTGATCGTCACCGACCTGATGGACAAGACAGCCTTCCAGCGCAAGTATGGAAAATCTGCCAGTCTCGTACCGTTTACTGCATCAGGGAGCGGGGACAATACGCAATGGGTGACTGAGGATGAGATTCGGGTAGCGGAGTTTTTCCGAATCGATTACAAGCCTGAAACGCTCGTACAACTGAGCACCGGGCACTTGGTCTTTGAGTCTGAGTTACCCAAAACCGGTCTACCAGATGGCATCCAGGTCATCCGTTCCCGCAAATCCTCTCAACGCATCGTGAAATGGTCAAAACTGACGGCGCATGAAATCGTTGATGAACGGGTGCTCGGGGGGAAGTTTATCCCGATTGTCCCCGTCTATGGGGTGCGCTATTGGTCAGAAAACAAAATGCGCCACATGGGCATGGTCAGAATGGCCAAAGATCCCCAGAGGATGGTCAATTTTTGGCAGACGGCAATCACCGAACTCGTGGCGCTGGCTCCCAAAACCAAATGGATGATGGCGGAGGGGCAAGACGAAGGATTTTTGGATGAGTGGCAACAGGCGAATGTATCGAGCCGGGCCGTCCTGCACTACAAAACCACTGATGTAGATGGCCGAGAAGCACCCCCTCCCGAACGAATCCAGCCCGAACCTCCACCTGAGGGAGCGATTGCAGCGGCCATGGCAGCGAGCAACAACCTCAAAAAAGTAATGGGCGTGTATGACCCGGCGGTGGAAGAAAATGGCCCTCGATCTGGCAAAGCAATTCGCGCCGAACAGTCCCAGGGGGAGATCACCAATTTCCACTTTTACGACAATCTCACGCGATCAATCAAACAGGTGGGGAGAATCATCCTCTCCTACATCCCGATCTACTACGATACCCCGCGAACCCTCCGGATCATCGGGGCGGACGGCAAGCCAAAATTGACGGATATCAATACCCAAAATGCAGTAGGCGAAGTGGTTAATGATGTGCGGGTTGGGAAATACGATGTGGTGATGGAGGTAGGCCCGGGGTACGACACCAAGCGGCAGGAAGTGGTTGAAACGATGACCCAACTGCTGCAGATCGACCCGGATCTCATGAAGGTGGCCGGTGATCTGATTTTCCGGAACATGGACTTCCCGGGTGCCGAGGTAGTGGCTGACCGGCTGGCTGCGGCCAACCCAATGGCGCAAATTGATGATGATTCCGATATCCCTCCCCAGGCCCAGATGCTCATCAAGCAACTCCAGCAAAAAATCCAGGAGTTGTCTCAAGCACTCCAAGGTGCGCAAACGGAAATCAAATACCGCACCCAACTGGAGCAGATGAAGCAGGATGCCGAGACGAATCGCACACACATGCAGATGGTCACGAAGGCCCACGACATCGAGCGCCGGAATGAAACATCGCTACACGACACAAATACACGGGCCAGAACAGAAATCACGACCGAAGAGATCAGGGGTCACATCGAGATTTTATTGAAGAGGCTGGAAGAAGCGCGCATGGAAAAAGATCACAATCAAGGGGGCACGAATGGCTGACAAAGAAGAGGGGCTTACACCGGAATCCAAACCAGCGGTGAAGAAAAGCACCGCAGACGTGGTGACATCCGAAAATCTGGCCGCATATCAGGCCAAAAAGTGGGGACTGGAGCCCGAGAAGAAGGAGGAGCCCACAGGTGGCACCAAATCGGAACCAGCCGCTGGGGGAGTCTCCGAAGGTGAAGGAAAAGATGGGAATCCTGAAAAAAAGGATCCTGTTACCGAAACTCCCGACGAGAAGAAGAAGCGCGAAACCAAGGAACGCTGGGACAAATTGACATCCGATCGTCGGGAAGCGATGGAAGAGCGGGACCGTCTGAAGGCGGAAAATGCCGCCCTGATGGAAAAACTCAACCCTCCCGCCGCTCAACCCAAAGCGGAACCCGATCCAAAGGATTACACGGACATCACAAAGTACCGCGACGACCTCAAGAAATGGGAGCGCGCTGAAGTCGCCCGTGAACTCAAGGAACAGCAAGACCGTCAGGATGCCGAGCGGGCTGAAGCGGACTGGAAGAAACGCGTGAGTGATGCGGCAAACGCGATTCCTGATTTTCGCTCCACCATGGAAGGTTCGGATGTAAAGGGCCCCGACTGGGTGAGGGATGCGATCAAAGCATCTGATGTCGGACCCCAGATCCTCTATTACCTGGCAAAAAATCCTGAGGAATCCGAAAAGATCAACAAGATGACTCCAATCAACGCAGTCCGGTACCTGGGGCGAATTGAAACGATGATCGAGAAGGGGACCGATGAACCGCCGACTGCCAAAAAAGAGTCCTCCAATGCACCTGCTCCCATCAGTGGCTTGAAGGGGCTTAGCGGGGGCTCTGATGTGCTCGGGAGAAGGCCGGATGGCAGTTGGAGAAGCCACGCGGATTACCTGGCAGCACGAAAAGCCGGGAAAATTTGACTTATTTCGCATTTAGGTATAGATTGATCCGTAATCGCTAGGCAGCGTCATCGCCGTTCGCCAACTCCGCGTCAGTGAGCCAAGGGGTAACCCAAATCTTTCTTTCATTGCGCGGAGTTTATTATGCCCTCAAATCAAATCCTCACAATTTCGGACATCACCCAGGAAAGCCCTGGCGGTCTTGTCCAACGAAACCGTTTTCGCTCGTGGTATCAACCGCGAATATGATGACAAATTTGCCGTCGATGGCGCCAAAATCGGCGCCACTCTCAATATCCGCCGTCCCGCCCGATTCCAGGGGACGGAAGGACCGGCCCTGAACGTCGAGGGGTTCGAAGAAACGTATTCCCCTTTGACATTGACCACGCAGTTCCACATCGACACGCAATTCAATTCTGTGGACCTGACGTTGAGCATGAGCGACTTTTCGGCCCGTGTCTTGCGACCTGCCATTTCGCAAATTGCGACGAAGATCGACTACGATATGCTGCAAATCGCGACCAATAACACCGCCAATCTGGTGGGCACACCGGGAACCCTCCCTGCATCCATCCTGCCATTCTTGACCGCTCAAGCCTACCTCGATGCAGAAGCGGCCCCTCGCGATGGTGATCGGTCCTGCTACACGGATCCCTTCACGAATGTCACACTGGCCTCCAGTCTGTTCACTTATTTCAACCCGCAGGCCCAGGTATCCGAAGCGTTCCGCAAGGGGATGATGGGCAAGGATTCGGGTGGCATGAGTTGGCTGATGGACCAAAATGTGGCGCAGCATACCTATGGCTTTGCCTCGGCTGCTCCCACGGTGACAGTCAATGGAGCCAATCAGGGAATTACCACTGGATGGAGCCAATTCGGGACTCTCAACATCACGACCGCCCAAAACATCACGCTGAATGTGGGTGATACGTTCACGATTGCAGGAGTGTACGGGGTCAATCCGCAGAATCGCCAGTCCTACGGGAAACTGCGGAATTTCGTCGTCACTGCCGCTGTGAACGCCGGGACTGGGGCGCAAACGCTGTCCATTTCCCCCAATATCATCAGTTCCGGCCAGTTCCAGAATGTCAACGCCGCCCCTGCTGCTGGTGCTGCCCTGACATTCGCCAGTCTGCCAGTGGGAGCCGCCAATCAGGTGACCGGCCCGCAGTCATTGGTCATCCACAAAAATGCCTTCACTTTGGGCATGGCTGATCTGATCGTCCCAGAGGGAGTGGCGTTTGCTGGGCGCGCTTCGGACAAAATGGCTGGAATGAGTATCCGGGTCGTCAAGCAGTACACGATCAACAACGATTCGCTGCCCACCCGGCTGGATGTGCTCTATGGCGGCGCACCCTTGTACCCCGAACTGTCCTGCCGCGTCACGGGCTAATCCACCCATAATTTGTGAGAGGTAAAAATCATGTCAAATCCTGGACCTAATGTCGTACAGTCCAACGAAAACCTGGGGGGCGGAAGCCCCTACACGCTGGGTAATTCCCC